GTTATTTGAAAGCTATGTAGAATACTATCCTGCAGAAGGATATTCTGAACTGTTAGAACAGTTCCAAACCCTTAAACAAGATCTTCTATCTAGGAATATATATAAGGATTCATTGTATTTAGATAGTCTTGGTTGGGTGAAAATTACAGACACTGTTCAAAAGAACACACTTATAGGAAGAGAGGTTGTAAAGAATATAAAGATTCCTGAGAAGACAACATATGTAATTAATGATGTTGTAGTGAATGAAAGAGAATTCTATGCTGGTCCAACACTAAGACTTCTATCTCCTACATCTTTTGGAATAGGTGGAGGAATCTTATATAAAGATCTTAAAAATAGAATATATGGAGGAAATGTTTTCTGGGATGGTGGAAGATTTACATACGGAGTTTCATATTATAAACCAATTAAAAAAAATAAATAATGGTTACATCAGCACAAGCATTAAAGAAATACGGAGATCCTGAGAAACAATCAGCAATGATCTTATGGGATGTTCCAGGATATTTAGAGATAGGTGTTATTCCTAAGAAGATATATTGTAACAAGGACATGGTTAAACCTTTAGCCGCAGCTCTTCAAGCTCTTATAACAACAGATCATGTTAAAGAACTTAAAACATGGGATGGTTGTTTTAATATTAGAAAGAAAAGAGGACAAGCTAGTATGTCTTTACATAGCTGGGGAATAGCTGTAGATCTCAATGCAGCTTGGAACTGTTTTGGTTGTAAACCAGTATTGTCTGCAGGATTTGTAAAATGTTTTACAGACAATGGTTTTGAATGGGGTGGTACATGGTCTAAACCTGATGGTATGCACTTCCAGTTGGCAAAGATTTAACTAATTACATTATTGTAATTTTTTTAATTACATTGTTAATTATAATAAAGTGTTTACTTTTGTAAAATAAAATTAATAAAATGGGAGTACCAAATAGACAAATAGGACAAAGTGTTGAAGCAAATCTTCTTTATCAAATATCTATGCAATTAGATAGATTGATCAAGGTGACAGCAGCATTAACAACTACCACCACTACAATACCATAATGGGAATATCGAAACAAATAGGATGGAGCCCTGAGGCTAATTTATACTATAAAATCTCTCAACAACTTGAAAGATTGATTGGTGTTACATCTAAAGTTGTTTTAGGTCCTTCAACAGTTACAATAGGAACTCAAGAATGGACTACTAGAAACTTAGACGTTGCCACTTATAGAAATGGTGACCCAATACCTGAGATACAAGACCAAACAGAATGGTTAACAACAACAGAAGGAGCATGGTGTTATTATGACAATGACCCTGCAAATGGAGCAATTTATGGTAAGTTATATAATTGGTATGCATTAAATGACCCAAGAGGGTTAGCACCTGTAGGATATCACGTTCCATCACAAGCAGAATGGACTAATTTACAAGAGTATTTAGGGGGATTTATTGTAGGTGGGGGTAAATTAAAAGAAGCAGGTTTTGCACATTGGTTAAACCCAAATACAGGAGCATCAAATAGTAGTGGATTTACTGGCTTACCAGGAGGTGAAAGGCAAGTTGGTAGTAGTCTAGATTTTATATATATTAATGAAGTTGCAACTTTTTGGGGGTCTGATTATTTGACATTTAAAATATATACTAGATTATTTTACGATTTAGGTGAAATGCAAATTTTAACATCTGCTTTAGATGAAAATAATGGTTTTTCGGTACGATTATTAAAAGATTAAAACCAAAACTACATATATGAAGGAACTAAAGTTCGTAGTATGCCAGCCTGATGATAATTATTATGTTTGGCAAGTGCATTTATGGATAGAGAGTCTTAGAAAAATAGGAATGTCAGACAAGGCTATTGTTCTTGTTTTCACTCCTTCCTTTAGAGACAAAGCATCTGCAAGATGGGAAAAAGTTGCAAACTTATATCCAGAAGCAGAATTTGTTTTCTATAAGGATGAAGAGAACGATGTGAGTGATAAGCTTGGTGTTTACATACCTGTTCTTAGGCCTTACTGTCTTCAAAGATATTTTAAAGACAATCCAGATATGAAAAACAATGCTGTGTTCTATTGTGATTCGGACATTGTTTTTACAGAGAAGTTTGATGTTTCTAAATTTATAGATGATGATGTTTGCTATCTATCTGATACAAACAGCTACATAAACGCTTCATATTTTGATAGTAAGATTAAGGATGTTCTTCCAAATAAACTGGAAGAATATAAAAAACATGACATCCTTGGTAGTGCAGCTAGTCTTGTAGGAATAGACAGAGCAACATGTGAAAAGAACAATCTACATTCAGGAGGTGCTCAATACTTCCTTAAGAACATAGATGCTTCTTTTTGGGAAGATGTTAAGCAACACTGTCTTTATTTAAGAGTGTATTTACAAAATATAAATAAAGAGTTTTTCATAGATGAGAATACAGGATTTCAAAGTTGGTGTGCTGATATGTGGGCTGTTCTTTGGAACCTTTGGAAGAGAGAGCAGGAAACAAAGAATGCTCCTGAATTAGAATTTGCTTGGAGCTCAGATCTTATTGAGAAATTAAATAGATGTACAATCTTACATAATGCAGGAATAGTGGGAGACTATGCAAATGGTTACCCAGCTTTCTATAAAGGAAAATATCATTTAGGTAAAAATCCTTTTAACGATCCTCATATGACCACTGTTTTAAATAGTGAAGAAAGTAAAAAGTATTGTACACATCATTATACTACACAGCTTATTGAATTAAAAAATAAATATAATTTAAACTATAACCCCTAAAACAATTAGTTATGAGTAATAAGAGAGATTTAAAAGCCTTTGTTCGCTATGATGGTAGCGGAAGAGTTGTTGCAGGATCATTGATCTTGAGAAGACAAAAACCTAAAGTTGGTAAATGGACAGAAGTACAAGGATATGAGTGTTGTAATGATGTAACACTTACATATACAGTTACTAGTCCAACAATCACCGATGTAACATTAAGACTTTTCTGTAATGGTACACAAATACATTATTTATTTACACCAAGTGATTCTACTACGATTGCATCATTAATCGTTATATTAAACAATACATTCAATGTATTAGGAACATTCTCAAATCCTAGTGGAAACATCATCCAATTAGTAATGAGTGGTGATCAAAAGACAGCACTTTGTCCTGTAGGAACATTATCATTTGATGTTGTAGCAGACTAAAACCAAATAATATGAAATCAATATTTCCAGAAGGAATGATGGAATCAGCTGGAAACAGCTTAAGTCTTGATGCAATTAAGGCTAAACTAAATTATTTTGAACTACAATTACACGAGCTTCATTGGCAAACTAGAGGGTTTGCTGAACATGAAGCTCTTGGTAAAATCTATGATAAGGTGTTTGACCTTAAAGATGAGATTGTAGAAAAAATAATGGGCTATACAGGAACTAGAACTAAAGCTATGCCTGTTCAACCTATAAAGGATTACACTCCTGGTATGTCTGAACAAGTGGTTAGAGAACTAAAAACCTTTGCTAAGCAATTAGAAGCTTTTGGTGAATCAAATGATATGCCTGATATAGAAAACATTGCACAATCTCTATCTGGAGATGCTGCTCAAACTCTTTATAGACTAACATTGTCTTAATGCAAATAAATAAGAAATTCTTTCCTGAGATTATGCAAGACAATGAGCTTGCATACTTCTCACATTTAGAAGGACTTATTGATTCTATAGATGAGCTGTGTTCAATGGAAATAACCAAAGGTCCAGAATCATATCATTTTAGAATAGCAACATCTGTTCCTAAATATAACAATCTTCTATTAGAGGAGTTGTTAAAGTTTCACAACATGTTCCAAATCAAATTGAACATGAGCAAGAGTATTAAAACCTCTGCTACAATAGTTTTTGAAATAGAGCTAAATTAAATTTGGAAATTACAAATCAAATACATATCTTCGTTTTTTAAACCAAAATAAATCAATATGGAAAAGATCACTTATGATCCAAACAAAAAGTACTCATGGACACCTGAAGATTCTTTCGTCCTATCTGGAGGAGAATTTGGTGTAATCTTAAACACTTTAAGAGCTATTCTTAGCACACCTGAAGCAAGTAAAATCTTATTAGCTAACCAAGCTAATACAATTGTTGAAGCTACATTAGCTAAGGCTGTTGAAAATGGTGTTGTTAAAGAAGCTCCTGAAGAAGTTGGTGAATAATTTATTCTGTAACAATTAAACTTCAAGTTTATGAATCAAAGTTGGAAAACAACAATCGGTGGCATATTAGCTGCTGCTGGAACATTTTTAGTAAACTCTCAAACAGGAGTGTTAAACCTTGTTGGACAAATCGTACAAGCTGTAGGATTGTTCTTCTTAGGATTTTCTGCTCAAGATGTAAAAGCTAACTAATGGCAAAACAAATGATTAAACGTAAGGATGGTTCTGTCTCACAACGTGGGTTGTGGGATAATTTGAGAAGCAAAGCTGCTCAAAATAAGAAAGCTGGTACCAAACCTAAAGCTCCTACAAAAGCCATGTTGGCTCAAGAAAAGAAAATTAAAGCCAAAGGTAAGTGATACTTTCTATTAATAATAGAGATAAACAAAAATATTTTTCCAATAAAAATAAAGGAGGAATTGTTTATAGAATCACTAATACTATAGATGGCAAATTTTATATAGGAAGTACCAATAATCTTATAAAAAGATATTATACTCATATATATGATATAAGATCTGAAAAGAACACTTGCGTAAAGCTAATTAGAGCTGTAAAGAAGTATGGAGAGGATAATTTTAAATTTGAAATTATTCTCTCCTGTCCTTCAGAATATGTACTAAAAGCTGAACAATGGTTTATAGATAATCTTAAACCTGATTATAATATTGCTAAAGTTGCTGGAAGTAATATTGGAATAAAAAGAACAGAAGAAGTTAAACATAAAAAATCAGTTTCTCAAAAAGAAAACTGGGAAGATGAAAGTTATAGGGCTAAACACCTAGAAAATTTATCAAAAAACTGGAAATC